CTTGGCGCTGTCTTCGTACTCCTCTCCGTCTTCGGACGCAGCACGGGCCAATTCTGCCCCAATGCGGGCCATCTGGCGGCGTTTGCTCGCCTGCTGAATCTCCTTGGCGTAGGATTTTGCGGCCGCAGGGTCTGGTGATGCGGTGGAAATCTGGGCGATAGTGGCGGCACCTCCGATGCTGTCCATGGTTCCGGCTTGGAAACAGTGGGCGGTGATGCTGACCGGATCAACTGGAAGGGATGCCTGATGCCGTGCAACGATCACGGAAAACAGCACGCCGCATTCGATGTGTGCGAAATCGGACGGCTTGAGGATTTCGGCGCAAGGGTCAACAGTGGCTGGCGTCGTCATCATGGATGCAAGGACGGCGTGTTCGACTTCGATGGGCGGGGGCTTGGGGAGGGATATGAGGATGTCATTCATGGGTCAGCGTTTTTTGGGTTGGGAGTGGTATTGGCCTGCGATGTTTTCGAGTTCGACCACACATGCGTTCCAGTTCCTCGCGAGGAAACATGGGTCTGCCGCTTTCTTTGTCGCGTTCGCGTAAGGCATCCGTCCGGCTTTGAGCATCTGCTGGTACATGGCGAGGAATTCGTCTGCCGTGCCGGGGTACTGCTTGAGGAATCCGGCAAGGTCTTTTGCGAAACGGGGGGAGAAGATGAACGGAACCTCCATCACCTCAAAAAATGCAGCACCGATGCCGGATGTGATTTCCCGATGGCGCGGGTCTGCCGTCCCCTCCGGTTTCGGTTTCGGCTCCCGCTTAAGTTTGGGTTGGGGTGGTTCGATTGGAAAAAGAGAATCACCGTCCCCTGCATTCGCGGCAGCGGATGCGAGGTGATTGCTTACTTTGATTGCTTCCTGATTGCTTACTGATTGCTTAGTGTCCCTGTGGGGGACTACTGATGTCCCTGTGGGGGACTTGTGAAGTCCCTGCTGGGGACTACTGAAGTCCCTGCTGGGGACTACTGGCGTTTCTGGCTCTTGTTTCTGATGTCCCTGTGGGGGACTTTCGGAACGGTCGAGAACCGGGTGAACGACGTACCGATTTCCCCGCCTTGAGCGAACCGCCGTCAGGTGCCCACGCGCCTCAAGCTCCACCATCGCCCGCATCACCGACTTCCGGGAAAACTCCACACGCTTCGCGATCAGGTCAATGGACGGGAAACACGCACCGTCATTCCCGGCGATGTCGGCAAGGGCAACCAGCACCGCTTTGGAAATGCCGTTGTCGGTTCGCGCCCACCGGATGGCGTCGGATGAAAGCTGGAAACTCATTGGGCGTAAAAATCCCCACGCCCTCTGCCCGCGCTGAAGACCGGACATGCGACCGGACGCGGGAGAGGGGTGGGGTGATTCTTCATGTGAAACGAGGGTGTTCAGTTCCTCGGCGCTGCTGCGCTGGTTTACGGTATCGCGGGTGTTGCGTTTGTCAAATGTCGCACTCCTCGGCAATCCCCGCCAGCAATGGCACCTCCTCCCGGATGTTTCCGGCTGCGGCCTCCGCGCAATTCTTCACGGCTTGCAGGTAGTACGCCCGCTTCAGTTCAACCCCGATGGCCCGCCGTCCGTTGAGGATTGCGCCGTAGGCTTCCGATCCAACCCCCAGAAACGGCGTCAGCACGGTTTCGCCGGGGTTTGACCGCAACACCACCACCCGCTCGATCACGTCCAACTGCAACGGGTGGACGTGTTTCTCATCCTCGGGATCCTTGCAATCCTTGTACGGCAGCACCCGACCAATCCGCACGTCATCCCAGAAGGCGGATGCGTAGTTGCGCCAGATCCAATGAGAAAACCGATTCTCTGTCTGCTTGCCGGTGTGGCCCTTGTATTTCAGCAACTCCGCGGGCATCTGCTTTTCTCCGGCGTAGGAGTGAAGTCCGGTCGGATGTTCAACCGGCACCTTGTTCTGACCGTCGCGGCGAAATAGAAGGAGGTAGTCAGCGGATGCCACGTCGCAAAGGCTGGAGTCCTCCACGATTGTTTTGTGAGCCAGCCCCTTCGCCATAGTCCGCAGCCGCACCCCTAGCGGCTCCTTCCACACGCAATGCCTTGCGATGTACTTGAATCCCAGTCGCTCATGGAGTCGGATGATGTCACCCGGAAAATCCGTCAGGTGATTCCCCGCGTTGACGGAGCTTGGGATGTCCATACAATGCACCGCCGTAATCCGTCCCGGTTTTGTCAGGCGTGCAATCTGGCTGACGACGAATTCGTAATGTTTGAAAAACTCGTCGTAGCTCCCGCAGTTCGACAAATCGCGCTCGTCGCTGCTGTAGTTGTAAAGGCCGCAAAACGGCGGGCTGTAAATCGACAGGTCAACGCATTGATCCGGGAGGGTTGGCATGACTTGGCAACAGTCCCCGTTGTAGAGAGCGTACTTGTCCGTGATGACTTGGCTGGTTAGATCCATGATGGCAATTCGGTTTGTGGTGTTTGTGCTTTGTGTTTCCTGACTTCCAATTCCTGACCCATGAGAGAGACAAGGCTTGAAAACATTTTCTCGGCGGCGTCCGCCTTGCGCTGAAGGTTCAGCATAACGTCCCGCTCGCCCTCGCTGGTGATGATGTCAACGGTGACTGGTCTGGTTTGGCCGAATCGCCATGAGCGGCGGATCGCCTGATACCATTGCTCGAAGGAGTGCGACGGGAAAAAAGTCTGGTGGTTGCAATGCTGCCAGTTCAACCCAAACCCGGCAATCGTTGGTTTTGTGACCAGCACTTGAATCTGACCAGACTCAAAGGCGGCGAATTTTTCTTCTTTCTCCTCGTCCGTGTCGCTCCCTGACACCTCAACCGCGCCGGGTGTCATTTTGGCAAGCATTGAGGACTCGCTGTTGAGGTAGCACCATTGCACTGATGACTTGCCCTCGTGCGCCGCCACGCATTCGGCGGCTTTTTCGCATCGCTCTTTGATGGTTCGGCCGCGCTCCTTTCGCTGCTCCTGTAGTCCAGCAGCAGGGAGTGAAAACAGAAACCCGTCAGCGGGCGACCCTGCGGCAACAACGTGCTGTTTCGTGATGAGTTCCGGGAGCGTCAAGTGGTTGTCGTCAAACCCAATGTCAGACGGGCGGCGGATTGCTCGGGACCACGAACAAACCCACCGCCAGAAATCCCGCTCGGCGTGTCCGCGAAATCGGTAAATGCCGGACCTGTTTTCATCCTTGCGGCTGATCGTCGCTTCCGACTTCTTGAAAAATTTCCCCAGCATGTCCATATACCCCATGTATCCCAGCGCCTCGGCAGATGTGCCCAGTTCAATGAAATCATTAGGTGCGGCTGTTGCGGTGCATAGAAGCCGGTACGGGTGTTTTCGCATGAAGTCCGTCACGTTCTTTTTCGTGACGCCATCGAAGTTTTTCAGGATGCTGTACTCATCGCAGACGGTGCCCGCAAAATCGGACGGGTCGAACAAATGAATCCGCTCATAGTTCGCCACCACAACGCGAGCGCCAGAGTGCTTTCCATCCAGCGACCGTACGGCATCAATCCCGAATTTCTCGGCTTCCTTGACCGTCTGGTGACCCACGGAAAGAGGAGTCAGGATGAGTACTGGCTTGTTGGTTTTCTGGACGACATTTTGAGCAAACGCCAACTCCATGAGGGTCTTTCCCATGCCGCAATCGGCAAAAATGGATGCGCGGCCTTTCTTTGTCGCCCAGCCTATCAAGTGCCGCTGAAAGTCAAACGCCGCGTCCGGCATGAAAACCGGATCAAACCCGTGATCTCCTCCGGTGTGGCTTTTCTGATTGATGAATTCGTCGTATGTCATTTGTGCTTCGGTTGTGCCTCGCGGCGGGTGCTTGTGGTGCTATTCTTGGGGCGTGTCAAGGGTTTTTTCTTTCAACTGAAAATACTGCGCCAGATCATCCATCGCCTTGAGCGCCAGAAAAATCGCATACTCAACGCGGGTGTGATGCTCCGGCGTTTCGTGTTTTCCCTCAATGACCTTGCATCCAAGTTCGCAGCTTGTGCGGATTCGCCACAAGCACCACTCCTCCTTCGTTTTGGGTGGGGTCATGCGGTTTTCTCCTCTCCGTGAAGCGCCCTAATCAACTCCATGGGTCCGCCCCAGTTGTGGAATTCAATTCGCATGTTCGGATCTGCTGCTGTTCCGATGTGAAGGATGACGAATTGCGCTTTGCTGTTCAATGTTTTCAGGAATCGCGGAACATGCTTTTCCGTTAAACTTTTGATTTCAACTGAGTAGTCATTGCTGCGCAACTGCCTGACGATGGGGTTTATATATTGAGATTTGCCGCAGCCGGAAGGCCCGATGACTGAAATAATGGTCTGTTTCATTTTTGGGTGGTCGTTCATTTTCGGTTGAGGTCAAGGTTTCGTGCGTGGTGCGCGATCAGTGCAGCGTC